AGAGGAGCAGATTATTGCAGTACGTGCAGCTAAGTATGACAGAGAGATGCGTAAATGGATGGAGGAAAATACTAATGACTAACACTAAAGCAAGGGTACTCAAGAGACAGGCCGAGGACAAGGCATTCATTGATGCTGTGATGTCATTGTATGAGGACAATGCAGCCAAGGGCGAGAGGCATGATGCGCCTTATCAAATATACCTTAGTGACTTAGGTGAGGATGATTTTAAATTAACATATGATGAGTGGTTAGGAGGTGGTGCATGACTATGAGCATGAAGCAAATCCATACCAAGGTGAGTAAGCATTTACTAAAGCAAGGCAAGCGTAGTGAACGCTTTGAGGGTGCAGATAATACATGTCTGTACCGATCTGATGATGGCCTGATGTGTGCAGTAGGTTGTTTAATACCTGATGATCACTATCATTGTGGTCTTGAGGATCATGATGTTGACCACCCTATAGTCAAGAGCGTATTGGTTGATGTACTTGGTGCAAACTTGGATAGTAAGCTTGATCTACTTAGCAGGTTGCAGTACATACATGATCAAGTTCCAGTAGAGGATTGGGGTGACACGTTGGAAGGACTAAAGAAAGATTATAAAGGTAATTTTCAAATTCTAGGAGAAGGACTATGAGAAAGAAGAATCCGTTTGGTAAGAGTAACTTCGATGCACCTCATGCAATCTATGAAGGGCATGGGCCTTGGGGTCACCAGATTATCCATGTGATAAAGACCTATCAACACCCCGACAATGAGCGTAAGAACCCTTATGCTAAGTGGTTGATTGGTGCTAAGACTGACATGACATATGGATCATTTGATTATGGTGACACATATGTTAAGGAGGCGTTAGTGGGTAACATGAAGTTGGTTAGTGCTGTCGATGGATGGACTGACTACTACTCTGCTCATGAGTTACCTAGTCAGATAGATGATGATGACTTGTTGAATGAGTTGTTTGGTACTGATGGATAATAATATTATAACGTGTTGCTAACTTGTTAACTCAAGAGTTCTATTCTATCACAGATCTGGACATAAGTAAACCCTTATGTTAGAATAAGTTTCCAGTGGAAACAATTGGGGTTTGTTATGAGATGTGTTAGTTGTGACTGTGAGTTAACAGATTATGAATCAACGAGAAGATATGAATCAGGCGGTTACTTAGATCTATGTACTGATTGTTGTCATGACATGGGTGAAGAGATACCCACTATTAACCGCATTGATTTGTTGACTATAGGAGATGAATGATGGAAGATAAAACGTATGCACAGTTACTTACGGAACGTAATCATGCTAAAGAAATATGGCGTAGGACTACAGGTACTGCTGACCATGAGACTATGGCTAAAGCTATTGACTACCTATGCCAATGCCAACAACGACTAGAGGAGAGAGAGAATGTTAACACTGAAGCAGAAGATTCAACGGGCGCGTAAGCTAGAGCAGTTAACTACTGAGCTAGACATCTACACCCAAGGCAGTACAATGCGTGAACCCTTTGGTTCTTATAATAAAGGTAAGGCTGATGCTCTTGTTAAGATCATCGCTGAGTTTAAGGAGAATGATCATGAGCTTAGTATTCAAACCTAAGATTGCTGATGTGTTTGAGGGCAAGAGAAGTAAGGAAGTTAAGAAGGTTAAACGTAAGAAACCTCGTTCATGGTTAGCCATACAGATTGATAAGCCTAAAGGTAAGAAGACTAATGCGTGGTCACCTGAAGAGTTGAACATGTTAGTAGACTTACGTGCTATGAATACTTCTGTCTTTGATTGTGCTAGGTTAATTAAACGTGGCACTGATAGGACTAGAGCAGCCTTGCATTCATATAACTTATACCCTGCTATCAAGGCTAAGAGATTGATGCTAGTCAGGGAGGTCATAGAAAATGCTTAGTATGTTATTTGTAGAGATCAATGAACGAAAGAAGAAACAAATAGAGGAGGCAATGTCTGATGAGCAGAGTAATCAGTTGGTTTAGTTGTGGCGCAGCCAGTGCTTATGCTACCTACCTAGCCTATGAAAAATATGGGGACAGGATGGAGGCTGTGTATTGTAGGGTAAAGGAAGAGTCTAAAGATAACCTTCGTTTTCTTGATGAGTTTGTTGAGAAGACAGGCATACCTGTAAAGATAATAGGTGATGAGTCAATGGACTACTCTATATTCAAGGTCTTTCATTCCCGTAAGTTTATCAAGGGGCCAACAGGTGCGCCATGTACTATGATACTAAAGAAAGAAGTTCGTAGGCAGTACCAAAGGTATGATGATATACAAATCTTTGGGTATACCATTGATGAGATGAGTAGAGTTGATAGGTTTATTGATTCAAATAATGAGGTGATCACTGACTTCATACTTGTTGAGGATAGTATTACTAAGCCTGATTGTATGAGGTGGTTCAATAGTATGGGCTTTAAACTACCTGAGATGTACAGGCTAGGTTATCTCAATAACAATTGCATTGGCTGCGTAAAGGGAGGTATGGGCTACTGGAACGCTATACGTGTAGACTTTCCAGAAGCGTTTGATAAGATGGCTAGGACTGAGAGGTTAATAGGACATGCGTTAAACAAGGGGAAGGAAGGGCCAGTATTCTTAGATGAGTTAAGCCCTACTCGTGGTAATTTTAAACGAGATTCTCCTGCCGACTGTGGCTTTACATGTGAATCAAAGGAGGTTTCTAATGCTTAGTATGTTTACGGAGGTAGTGTGGCTGGCTGCTGGACTTGCGGTACTAGGTTCTGTTACTATGTTCTTCCTGTCACCTATGTATGAGTTCTTTAAGTACACTAAGCACAGTGTAGATACAGAGACTGAGTTGTATAACATCATGTGTGATGCACTAGACAGGTCAGAGGAGACAGGTAAACCAGTAAGCATTGTGCTTAGTCATGATGCTAATCTAAAGGAGAAGAGGGATGAAGATTGAAGTAAACATAGATGATGCTAATGCAATCACTGTTGATTGCTTGAAGAGTTATTACCTAGCGAATCGTCATGATGAGAGTGCTAATGTTAGTGCTACTGATTGGGATTTATTAATGTCATTAGACCTAGTGCTTAGTCACTTCATGACTGAACATGAATATGAGGATTTTAATAATGGCCTTCGTCAAAAAACACTTACCCTGTGACGACTGTGGAAGCAGTGACGCACTGAGTATTGATGATAAGGGGTGGAGCACTTGCTTCGCCTGTGAGACTAGAACTAGAGGCAAGGAGATAGACAGTATGGATGTACCAAGTAAGAATGTTTCCAGTGGAAACTTTGATAGGACTAAAGAAGACTTAAACACCAAGCCATACAAGAGCGTTGTCGCTCGTGGCATATCAAGTGACACATGTAAGACATACAAAGCCCAGCTACATGGTGAGCGTATGATCTTTGGTTACCATGATAAGGATGGTTTCTTAGTGGGAGCTAAGACTCGGACACCTGAGAAGGAGTTCTTTACATCAGGTGCTTGGTCAGACACAGTACTGTTTGGACAGAACCTATTCCCTAAAGGTGGTAAGTATATTACTATCACTGAGGGTGAGTATGATGCGCTGTCTGCCTACCAAATGCTTGGCAGTAAGTACCCTGTCGTATCAATAAAGAATGGCAGTAGTGCTGCACTGAAGGACTGTCGTGCCTCGTATGAGTACCTCGATAGCTTCGATACCATAGTGGTATGCTTCGATTCAGATGAGGTAGGTGTCAAGGCTGCTAACCAAGTGGCTGAGTTGTTCGGTGGTAAGACTAAGATATATAAACATACTAAGGATGAGAAAGATGCTAACGATTATCTCAAGTTCGGTAGAACTAAAGAGTTCATTGACAGGTGGTGGTCTTCAGAACGATTCGTACCAGATGGAATCATTGCAGGGTCTAGCCTATGGGATGAAGTTAATAAACCTATAGCACCAGCAGAATGTCTCTATCCTTTTGATGGACTCAACAAGCTTACCTATGGCATACGTTATGGAGAGTTAGTTACAGTCACAGCAGGATCTGGACTAGGTAAGAGTCAGTTCATGCGTGAGATCATATGGCAGATCATTAGCAAGACAGAAGATAATATTGGAATACTATTCCTTGAAGAGAGTATTAAGAAGAGTGCTCTATCTTTAATGTCCCTTGCTGCTAACAAGCCATTGCATCTGCCTGACACTGTGTCAACTGATGAGGAACGTAAGGATGCTTTCGATGCCACACTAGGCACTGATCGTGTGTTCTTGTTTGATCACTTCGGTTCTACTGGTGTTGATAACATCGTTGCTCGTGTTCGTTACATGGCTAAGGGATTAGGGTGTAAGTATATTGTGCTCGATCACGTATCCATTGTGGTGTCAGCACAGGCCAATGGTGATGAGCGTAAGGCACTCGATGAGATCATGACTAGGCTACGTATGCTAGTGCAGGAGACAGGCATTGCCTTGTTCGTAGTGTCTCACCTCAAGCGACCAGATGGTAAAGGTCATGAAGAGGGCGCAGCATCCAGCTTGTCACAGCTACGTGGCTCTGGTTCTATAGCACAGCTTAGTGATATGGTTCTAGGTCTTGAACGTAATGGACAGGCAGAGGATGAGGAGACACGAAACACTACTCATGTACGTGTACTAAAGAACCGCTTCTGTGGCATCACAGGTAAGGCTAATGAGTTAGCTTACAGCCACAGCACTGGTAGAATGTTAGAGAAGGAAGAGGAGAAAGAGTTATGAAGAAAACAGTAAACAATCTAACCAATGAGCTTGATGAATGCGCTAGATATTGTATTGAACGTGCTATGGATGAAGGTTACGGGGACGAGTATGAAAATTACTCTGATGGGCAGGAAGAGTATAGCGATAAGCATAAGGAACTAAGGGAACTCATTGGAGGGAACTATGGGACTAATGATACGTGTGTCTATAGTGGAATACTCTCTTACCTTGATACTGCTAGAGAAGCTAAGATGTGGCAGACGTATGCCCTGTGGCTAGAAGAAGAGTTAGCTAATGAGCGTGAATTGGGCCTAGATGAAGAGGACTTCTATGACCAGTTCTCCAAGTGGTACGAGAAGCATGGTCAGTGGGACAAGGAGAGTACGGGTGGTCAGTATAGGGACAGGGCTGTCGTTCACACTGACAAGATAGAGGAGGACACTCATGAGTAAGATAGGAACATACGCACTGGAGGTAATGGATCATGAAGCTAACACTAGATATAGAAACGACTATGGCACAGGATCAGATATGGTGTTGCGGAATCCAGCGAGAGGGGGAACCAAGGCAGAGATTACTAGTCAACTCAATGCAGCTAGAGCAACATCTCGTAGGAACATCAAGCGTAATAGGCCATAACATTACAGGCTTTGATGCACCTAAGATAAGCAGTCTATGGAATGTATCCATACCTAGTCATAAGCTAAGGGACACAGTGCTACTGTCTCGGCTATGGTGTCCACGCTTAGAAGGTGGTCATTCATTAGCAGCTTGGGGTGATCGTTTAGGTTTCCCTAAGATTAAGTTTGATGATTATGATGGTGGCTTGACTGATGAGATGCGCCAGTACTGCAAGGTTGATGTTGAGATAACTCATAAGCTTGAGCCTCACCTGACTAGTCTATTACTTGAGGATGGATTCTCAGAGGAATCTATACAGCTTGAGCATGAGGTTGCAATCATTATTGCACAGCAACAAGCTAACGGATTCAAGTTAGATATAGACAGGGCTAATCAATTACTCACTGACCTTATGGGGAGAATGAATGCAATCGAAAGGGAAGTCCAGCTTATCTACCCTCCCTTGGTGGAGAAGCGAGTCTCGGAAAAGACAGGCAAGCAGCTTAAAGATAAGGTCACAGTCTTCAACCTTGGAAGTAGAAGACAAATTGCCCAAAGACTTCAAAGCCAAGGAGTAGTGTTTAAGGATGAGACACCTAAAGGGGCAATCATTATTAATGAGAAGATCTTAGCAGGGGTTGACCTGCCTGAAGCTCAGTTGATACTAGAGTACCTTACCCTACAGAAGAGAGTTAGTCAGCTTGATTCTTGGGTGAATGCGTTAGCTGATGATGGTCGTGTACATGGTGGAGTGATAACGAATGGAGCAGTCTCTGGTAGAATGACTCATTCAAACCCCAACATGGCACAAGTACCTGCCGCTAAGAAGGACAAGAAGACAGGTGAGTTACTGTGGGGTGCAGCTTCGACCTTCAGTACAGACTGTAGAGCCTGTTGGATTGTAGAGGAAGGTAACGCACTCACTGGTATAGACGCTTCTGGTCTTGAGTTACGAATGCTTGCACACTATATGAATGATGCCGCCTATACCAAGCAGTTATTGGAAGGTGATATACATACATATAATCAACGTGCTGCTGGCTTAGAAACTAGAGATCAGAGCAAGACTTTCATATACGCGCTGATTTATGGCGGGGGCTTTGCTAAGATAGGACAGATCGCTGGAGGCTCCCCTCGTAAGGGTAAGCAACTGGTTGACAAGTTCATGTCTAACCTCCCAGCCTATGCACGTTTGAAGGAGGTTGTCTTGCGGAGTATGCGTAAACGTGGTACACTACGAGGGCTGGACGGACGTAGGTTAAGAGTAGAGTCAGAGCACAGTGCCTTGAATTTTCTCTTACAGTCTGCTGGTGCTATAGTAATGAAGAAAGCTCTAGTACTTCTCAAGCATAGTCTTGATGAGTCAGGAGTGTGGTATAAGTTTGTAGCTAATGTACATGATGAGTGGCAGATAGAGTCCTCGTCTAGTGATGCAGACTTAGTAGGTAGACTCGGAGTACAGGCCATCGTTGATGCTGGTCTACACTTTGAAATGAATTGTCCATTAGATGGTGACTACAATGTAGGACTCACTTGGGCAGACACACACTAGCTTGCATACAGGTCTAGTGATAATGTAACTAAAGGAAAAATCCATGCAAAATCATAACCCACTTAAAATTGAAGCCACTGCTTTCTGGTTCTCATTCCTAGAGAAGAATGAAATGTCAGACAAGTATCAGGTAGATATTAGTGAACTATCAGAAGAGCACGTTGATCGCCTAGAAGGTATGGGTGTATCCGTCAAGAACAAAGGTGATGATCGTGGTTACTTTGTAACTGCTAAGTCCTCTAAGTATGCACCTCATGTAGAGGATGTAGACGGATTCAAAATGACAGACGCTGTAGGCAATGGGTCTAAGTGTACGTTCATTGTCAAACCTTATGACTATAACTTCAAGGGTAAGACAGGCGTTAGCTTAGGACTATCTAAAGCACGAGTGAATGATCTTGTACGTTACGAGGCAGCCACTACGAGCTTTGAGGATATCCCAGAGCTATGATCTTACTCGTTGACGCAGACATACTGTGCTATCGCATAGCTTGGTCTTGCCAAAACGAGTCACAAAAGGTTGCTTGTAGAACACTACTCAGCTTTACGAATGACATCATTGAGGATCTAGTAATAGATTCTGATGATGCTACTCATGAAGTTGAGTACTACCTAACAGGCAGAGGTAACTTCAGAAAAGACTATGCGATTACTGCTGAGTACAAAGGTAATCGTAAGTCTAGGGAGAAGCCTAAACACCTAGAAGCATTGAGGGATTTCTTTGTGAATGAACTCGATGCCATTGTGACTAGTGGTGAGGAAGCTGATGATCGTATAGCAATACGTGCAACACAGGAAGGTGATAAGTCCATCGCCATATCTCTAGACAAAGACTTCGATCAGTTCGCTGGTTGGCACTATAACTTTGTCAAGAAGAATAAATATTATATTACTGAAGAGGAAGGTCTATTCAACTTCTACATGCAGTTCCTTGTAGGAGACAGTGCAGATAACATCAAAGGTGTAGCTGGTATAGGCCCAGTGAAAGCTAAGAAGTTACTGGCTGATAAGACTGAGCTTGAGATGTATGATATATGTGTTGATAAACTAGGCAGTGAAGAGAGGGCTATCGAGAATGGTATACTCTTATACTTACGCAGACAGGATGATGAGATATGGCAACCGCCAAGACCCGTAACAACGGACGATGGACAGAAGCTAGACACAAGTCTTTCATAATCTCTGCTCTTCGCGGAGCACACAGTAAGTGGGGTGTTAAGGCTGATGTTAAGAAATCTGCTAGAGTTTCTACAGGGAAGTACCTATGTGCTTGCTGCGGCACTGTTGGCCCTGCTACTCTGCCTCCTGATAAGGGACAGTCACGTAGGAAAAACAATGCAGCAGTGGATCACATTGATCCTGTAGTGTGTCCCAAGGATGGGTTCATTGATTGGAATACATACATCAATCGTATGTTCTTAGAAGAAGATGGTTATCAGGTTCTATGCTGGGCCTGTCATGGAGTAAAGACTCGTGATGAGAGAGAACTCCGAACTTTGAATAGGAAAAAGAAATGAAACATTTAATCATACCCGATACACAGGTTAAACCTGACACAAGTTATGATCATTTGACATGGGCAGGTAAGTTTGCTGCTGATACTAAGCCTGATGTTATTATCCATCTAGGTGATCACTGGGATATGTCCTCTCTAAGCTCCTATGACGTAGGTAAGAAGAGCTTTGAGGGTAGAAGGTATACCAAGGACATACAAGCAGGGAACGAGGCTATGGCGGCTCTCATGCAGCCTATACTGGAGGAACGCTGGAGGCTGACTCGTAACAAGAAGAAGCAATGGAATCCTCGTATGATATTCTTAATGGGTAACCATGAGGATCGAATCAATAGGGCTGCTGAGAATGATCCTAAGCTTGATGGGTTGATTAGCTATAACGACTTTGATCTGAATGGCTGGGAAGTCAAACAGTTCTTAGATCCTGTCGTTGTGGATGGTGTTGCCTACTGTCATTACTTTACGTCAGGTGTGATGGGTAGACCTGTTGCCTCAGCTAAGATGCTGCTCACTAAGAAACACATGAGTTGTGTCATGGGTCATGTTCAAGACAGGGACATAGCCTATGCACGTAGGGCTGATGGTTTAAATATGACAGGACTCTTTGCTGGTATTTACTATCAACATGATGAAGAGTACTTGACACCTCAGACCAATGGATCATGGCGTGGCTTGTGGGTAATGAATGATGTCAAGGATGGTAGCTTTGACGAGATGCCAGTTAGCATGAACTATTTAAGGAAACGCTATGTCAATGACACTAGAAGAATTGAAAGAACGCTTACGAGCGTTGGATGAAACTCATGTGTTAGAACTCTTGCAGCTAGAGAGTCACCACCTAGTAGATAGGTATGAGGATATTATTATTAATAAGTTCTTAGAACTAGAGAATGAAATAGAGGAGATAGATTATGACGTATAATCCATACAGTAACTGGGAAGATAATGACTTGGACTACGCCTTAGATAAGAAGCCTTTGAATAAGGCTATTGAGGATCTATGGACTACCCCTGAGTTAGCATCAGATCAGCAGGTTGGAGGTAATCATTATACTAAGCTCAGTATACAGCCAATGACCTACTCTATGTCTAACAACTTGAATGCGTTGCAGCATACAGCCATCAAGTATGTCACTAGGTATCAAGACAAAGGCACAGCTTTGCAGGACTTAGCTAAGGCTCGTCATTGTATTGATATGATGGTTGAAGATTGGATGGAGAATCATGAGTAAGTGGCTGAAGATAGAGACAGGGTACTTGAATACTGACCATGTAGTAGTACTCCACTATCAGTCTATTGTCCTCACGACAGGGACTACAGTGGAGCTACTACCTAATGAGTTCAAGGAACTAGAGAGCATGATCACTGGTATTCCTATACCTGTAGTCAAGCCTGTCCGTAAGAAGAAGAGTAAATAGTTTCCAGTGGAAACTTTATAGGGGACTTAGTTGTCCCCTTTGTTACTCCCCGAATATTTCTTTCCTTGCCTCATCCTCATCTTTCTGAATAGCTTTCTCCTTGCCTCCAAGAACCCAATCATATAGTACTCTACCAACAATAGGCATAGTCTTCATTAAGTCAGCAGCCCCTGTTGTACTTGGCTCACCAAAAACTTCTTCTTTCTTATCGCCAAACACTTGCTTTAATGCCGCCTCTACGGGTGGTACAGGAGGAACAACTAAGTCTCCTGCAAAAGCAGTAAGATCTCCTTTCTGTATATCCCCTAATGCGTATTTGTTTAAGAAGAATAAAGATGTTAGGTTGTTAAGTATGTGGTCAGGAAGATCTGATACTTTAAATTCTTGACCACTCATAAGCCCCTTTGCTTCGTCCACAGTACCACCAGCTATCCCTATAAAGGCAGCATATTTAAGAGCTTCTTTAGTAGCTCCTATTTTGTCACCACCTTTAGCTTTCTTAATAATATTATTATGTATTAAGGTTAGTTGCTTTAAGCCAAATGATTTTAATGAATACATTATCCTACCATTAGGAACATCAAGAAACTTCTTGGGCATTTCTAATAGAGAAATAGGTTGTGTGTTGGATAGCTCATGAAACATGTAGAGTTCTGTAAGCTCATCATCAGTACCATTCTTTAAGCTTGTAACAAGTTGCTCAAAATCATCACCATATGCAGAACCATACTTCTTTTTAAGCTTCACTACCCCTCTAGGAGAGGAGGCTAACTTCTTACCTGCCATCATAGAAGCCTCAACTAGCACCTTCTTACCAAACCTATCAGAGAATCTAAAGCCACTATACTTTAGTACTCCGTCTAACCACTTCTTAGTACCAGCAGGGTTAAGCATCTCTGCTGATACAGTGTCAACAAGACCAGCGTCCTGCACCTTAGTACTCTTATATTTAAACAAGGCTTTAATAGTAGGCATCGTTCCATGTAAGTAAGCAGACGTACCAATATCTTTAAGCTGAGTAACTGCGGATCTTACTTGACCTAGTGTTGACATGTATCCAATGTCTTTAATAGCAGCTAATGAGGAAGCCATAGCCTCTTCACCTTTAGTAAAACGAGATCGTATTAGTTCTTTAAGTTCAGCCTCTGCTTTGTATGTCAGCTTACCTGACTTTAATTCATCTGCTATAGTCCTAAACAATAAAGCATTTTTATCTGGTACTTTACCCTGCCCCTTACCTAAGACCTTAGTCTTCTCAAATAACCTAGTAGAAGATTCAATATATTTAAGCATAGCCACACTTGAGTTCTCATAGAACTGGGTCAACTGAGGGGGAACATCTTGGAGACTTCTCTTAGATGTAATTCCCTTACCTCCAGCTACTTTAGGGAATGCTTTGTTAGTAGATTGCATCACAGCCTTAGTCAAAGCATCATCAGATAATTGAGATATGTCTTTAACACCCTCTTTTTCAAGAAGCTTTATAACTGCTGCCTCTAAAGAAGACTGAGCAGAGGAACTCTTTCGTCCTATAGCAGCAAGAAGACCTTGATAATCCTTAACCTTACGAGGGAAGTAATTTAGTTTCGGATCAAACGATTTTCCATATATTAATTTTAATCGGGCAGTATCTTGTTTCATTAACTTCTGAACTTTAGACAGTTCTGCCTTACCTCCTCTGTTCATTAATTCTGAGGCAGATTTGTAGTCCCCATTTAACAGGAGGTCATCAATTACTTTACGAGCAGGGGGATCATATACGTTAAGAGCTTTGTCTAAAGGCGAGACTAGATTCTTTCTAGCCTGAGTGTTCTTTAATAAGTCTTTCTCAAGCCTACGCATAACTTGTAATACAGGCTGGGATATTGTTCCTATACGTGAAGAGATGCTCTCAACATACTGAGATAACATACCTGCTTCTTTATGAGCAGCTTGCATCTCCATAGCCTTTGCCTTAACAGGATACCTTACTCTTACTTGAGATAATTTAGATGCCTTATCTATCTGTTCTTGAGACAGTTTTAACTTCTTGGATGCTATATCTAGTGCCTGTGCTCTAGTCATTTTAGAAGCATCGGGAGCAGTGGCAAAAGCATGTTCTATATTTTGATTTAGATCATCCATTAACTTGTTAGATTTATTTATCTGCCTTGGTAGCATCTTAGCTGATATTTTCTCACCAGCTTTAGCAATACCATACCCCAAAACAGGTGCAGCAACAGCAGCTACTACAACATGTGCTCCAAGTTCTAAAGGATCTACCTCACCTTTTTCCATAATCTGACCAGAGGCACTATACACTCCTCCTAATGCTCCAGAAGTTATAGCCATAGCTTTATAAGTCTGACCTATAGGAAGGGCTATAGAAGGGTCAGTAACAGCACCTGTTATACTACCGAATGTACTACCTGTTTGGTTAGGATACTGCCTCTCTACCTCAGCAGCATCACGTTCATTGATTCGTACTCTTCGTTCATCAAAAGATAAGTCTCCAAAGTCCTCACCATATTGTTCTTCTGTTGAACTGTAACCAAGACCATAACCATCCTCATCTCTATAGGTTAACTTAGGAGATATACCAGTAGCTGCGCCTACTATGTCACTAAGATTCTGAACCATGCTCTTAGTCTCTACAAATCCCCTACCAAATGTCTCTTCCTTCTCAGGCTCAACCTGTTCTTGAGGAGCAGCCTCAGAAGTAATGCCTTTCATCTTATCAAGGTAAGCCGCCCATTCATTAACAGCAGCATTATCACCAGCAGCATGAGCATTCTTTATAGCACCCATTGCCTGTTCTTCTGTATATTCTTGTGCCATTACACTACCTTCTATTTAGTTTGGTTCACATATGATTGAGCAGAAGTTGATAGTGGTATTGGTTTACCTGTTGAAGAAGTAGAAGATTTAGGTGGGTTCCACACCTTAGTATTAAATCCTCCTTCTCCTTCTATACCCAGTTCTGCCGTTGCTAAAGCCGCAGCTACCGCATCATTCTGAGAAAGACCACCACCAGCTTTTTCTCTAAGTCGAGACACTTCTCCTGTTATCCAATTAGCCATAGCACGAGAATCAATAGCACTTAAATCATCTGTAAATGTATTTGTAATACCTGTAGTACCTGTATGTCCTGCTTTTACTATCAAGTCTTCAGCCATTTGTAGAGTGTACGAATCCCCTAGTGATCCTTGATCAGTATCAGAATCTTTAGGTCTCACTTCTGCAACAGTCTTTTGAGCACCAGAGGGCATGGGCTTCCAGCCTTCTTCCGACAAGTACATAAGATCTCCATTTCTAACGGCCCCTAGTACTTGTGAGTCATCACTTAAAGTGTAGTTAGCTGTTCCAGTTGTAGTGCTATTCTTAGCAGCCACAGGCGTAGGCTCTGCTGCTACCATACTACTCGCCCTTGAGTACAAGTCCATAGCTGTAGCATAATCACCAGCTTGCATCAACTTACTAGCTGCATCTCGCATACCTTCTGGAGTAGTTAAGTCAGCACCCTCTAAGCTCTGCTGTACACCCTCTGCTTGTGCCATCTCTGGTGTCTGTAGACCAAGGGCAGAGTTAACACTTTGTCCCATCAACGCACCACCAGCAGCACCAGCAGCAAAGAAAGGATTCATTGCAGAGGCTTGTGTCACTGCATCATTAGTCCTTTGCTGTTGTAAAGCATTAGGATTTAAACCAAATAAACTCATTACATCACTAGCCATAATATTCTCCTAGTAGCTTCGTCCAGTGTAGTTAGCACCCATGCCTTGATTACTTGTGAGGTAAGGCATAGGAGTGTATCCATTGTTTGAATAACCACCCATAGAAGGATGTCCACCACCTCTACTCATGTTACCAGCATAAGCATTGACTACATCTGAGTCACTTACAGGGTTAAGCATACCACCTATCTTATCCCAACCAATATTACCTAGTGCATTACCAATACCTGTGTACTTACCAGCTTGTGCTAGACCTTGGTTCTGCCTAGACTCTGCACCACCACCCATACCAGAGACTAAGTTACCACCAGCAGCATTATTAGCAGCCGATTGTTGTGATCCTAACATGCCACCTAGTTTTTGCTGCTCCATACCTGCTGCATCAAGACCCATAGACTGATTGAACATACTGTTGCCAATGTCCAACTCACGCTGTCGTTGCTGCTGTGCTTGTTGTTGTGCATTGTAACGATCTACTGAGTCTTGCTGTGCAAATGCCTGAGCAAATCCAGTACCATCAGGAGACATCATGCCACCACCAGTGAACCCTAGAGCATCTCCACTAGACATTAGACCAGTTCGACCAGAGCCAAACATAGAACCACCTAGTGCTAGTGCTTCAGCATTACGATTACCAGCACCCATCTCACGCTGTTGGTTGTAGAACTGATTAGCTAGTTGACCATAGTCACCACCAGCAGCAGTGTAGGCTTGTTGTCCTAGACCCTGCATCTGGTTCTGTGCTTGTTGGTATCGAGGGTCTAGTGAGAAACTAGCTTGACCATTGTTAAACTGAGAAGAGCCTAGTCCAGAGGTAACGCCATATGGTTTATATGTACCCCCTTCGTATGCTTTGTTAGCTGCATCTATCTGCATTTGAGAAGCTTGTTGAGCACCTTGTGATGCTGCATTAGCTCCCTTGTTACCTAATAATCCACCTATTAATGATGGTGCTACTGCTGCTGCAATCTGTCCCCACATTATACTGTACCTCTATTTGAAATTAGTTTGTTATGATCAAGAATCTGTTGTCCTGTTACAACTTCATTCCTAAACGATTCTAAAGCTTGTGTCTGTCCACGATTTGTTTGAGCATTCTCTACTAAAAGAATTGGCTGCCAAGTCATAGCACATTTCCATTGATCAATGATCTCCTCAGACTGTGGGTCTTTACCTTTGATGTTAGTGTACCAAGCACACCTTTCAATGTACCCATCAACTGCTTTCTCACACGTATGTCCTAGAGGACAGGTTAATACAATTTTCATATTTTAATTCTTTGAACAAATGATCACATCAACATAGTGGGGAGCAATAGTCTGGCTAGTTACTGAACCAGATAATCCGTGGTTATGTCCTGCGTTACCACCTTGATATTCTAGCTTAGTAACTATTGGATAAGAGTTACTCGCACCTACACCTTCACCTCGGTCACTACTTCCATCTGCGTCAGCAGTACCATATGAACCAGTATACCCGTGAGTGTGTGAGGGCATCTGAGAAACAGTAATCGTATGGTTGTTTACACTAAAGTTGTCTGCATGAGTGTGAGTAAAAGCAGAACTAAATGCAGTACTACCTCCACTACCACCACCATTACCAGACACTACACGTAATGCTTTATCATTGTGAGTGGTAACCTTAGTCCACCCTGTAGGAGCAGCAGCTTGATGGAACACCATAACAGTACCTGCTACAAATCCTGCTCCTTGAGCAAAAGCTGTAGTAGCTATCTGTGTAGTACTAGTACCAGACGAGGCAGTAGGTGCAGTAGGAGCACCAGTTAAAGCTGTGTTGTTTGAGTTAGCCTTAGTAGCTATTGCTGTAGCTAAGGAATTAAATTCATCATCTATCTCTGCACCTTTAACACGCTTGAGAGCATTACCTGCTGACAAGGAATCTTTAGTTGCAAAGTTTGTGGACTTTGTATAGTTACTCATTATATGACCCTGCCTGTTTTAATATATAAATCAAATTTCTGAATAGAAACTTCATTGCCACTAATTTCTGTTTCAAAACCTAACTGAACTACTGAGCCACTACCTCCAATGGATAGCTTAACTCGATCAGTACCTCCACCACCTGTATACTCAGCAATGTTATACTCACCAACATTGTATTCAGATAGAGCAGTCTGTTTAACTGTAGCATTGTAAGACCTGTACTCATCTGAGTAATCAATACCAGCCTTAACTGTGAACGCTTGACCAGAACCACCTATCAATGTAATGCCTACACTCTTCAATATCTTAGTAGTAGTAGGTTGCTCAAAGTCAAAGTAGTTTGTGTAGTAGAGCATACGATATGTTTCGTCATCATCAAGGTAACCACTGTACTCAGCTACTCCTGTAGTTTGACCAAACAATAATCGTCCATCAGTAGTGCTTATCATTCCCCTGTGAGATAGACCAGCCCATCGAGTAGTCCTTGCTGCTCCATTCTCTAGCTTACCTCGCATATCAAAGCAGTAGATCTGCTGGCTAGTAGGAAAACTTAATAAATAGAAAGCATGTTCTGGAGAGTATACACTCTTGATATTCTCAACAGGTTCTGTAGCTTCTAGTGCTGTAATCTCGTCACGAACATTAACAGACAAGTCACCAATAGGAGCAGACTTCTCTTGTATTACTCGACTTAATGAACGTAGTCCTGATTTAGATAAGAATAGAATATCAGCACCTGTGTTCTGTACTGAGTCACGAGCAACACAACCTACGCCATGTATAACTTCTACTAGTCTTAAATCTGTAGGTACTAAGTAGCTTTGATCATTACTTGTGTCTGAGTCCTGATAAATAACAATAGAGTTTTTACAGAAGATAACTAAGTTGCCGTTGAATGCAGCCAAGGCAGTGATAGAGTCTCCACCCTTAGTGAATGATGTAGCTATGTCTAGGCTACCACTCGTACCACCTGTCCATCTAATACCACCACCATGAGTAAGAACTAAGTCTGACCAGTACACAGTATGATTGTCACCTGTAATGTCAGCAGCCCATAACCTACCATAAGCAGACACCACTGCATTAGCTTGAGGTGGAGTTCCAGCAGCATTGGTAGCAGCATCAATCCTTTGTAGAGCAGCACCTGATTCTCTTACTAATGGATGATGTCCTCGTTGAAACATGTACACTCTGTTACTTAAAGTAGCACACTGCCAGTTGTCTGCTGATATAGCGGCAGAGTTTGTTATGTCTGATAGTGTAGCTAGACCTGAGTATACTTTGTTATCACCAAATGATATGAACTCTGATACCCCTGCGTTATTTACAAACTCATGCAGTCCTTTAAGGTTAACAGCAGTACTGGCTGTAGTCCTGTCTATCCAACCTTCTCTAGATCCTAATCGTCCAGACTTATCAATGACGCAGTTCGTAGCTTCTAAGGCATAACCACTGGCTAAAGTAATACTACTTTCCTGTGTGTTTAAACCAAAAAACCCTGGGGCTGCAATTGATGTTGAGAGTAATTGCTTTGTCATTAGCTAGTCCAGATCAGTTCTTCGGGATGTTTGTTACCATCGAGTTGGATAGCATCATTCAGTAGTGCTCGTGCATTTGCGAATGCTGTGTTACCTGTCTGAGCATTATCTTCACCACGCTCTTCAATAGCTTTAGCATAGGCCAACATAACTACTGGATGAGAAGGTACATTAAACTTATCAGCATCTGCTTCAAGGTCTGCTGTCCTAGCAACCACGTTAAATCGTAATGTATAAACACCATCAGGCTTAGGATAAATATCTACTAGAGTATCTCCATCAGTACTAACACCATTAAAAGAATAGTTGGAAGGTGTTCCTGTTGCAACTGTTGCTGAAAGAAACTTGTCATCAAACCAAGCAGCAGATTGATACTGCATGAAAGCATTAGAGGTGACGTTGGTTACATAAAGAACACTAACATTATTCTGTGTACCATTTAACTCGTAGTTAAACACATCACTAGTGGTTGTAACAGTTAGAGATTGTCTGAGGGCTGACCAGTTCCAAGCTTCTTCTACTTCAAGTTTAGCATCATTAATAAACATTCCAATGAGTTCACTGTATTCAGTATCAGAGACTGATGTGACAGGACGCTCTCGTAAACGCTTTAGAACTTTGTTTACTGCATTTAAGTAATTCATATATTATACCATATTTTTAATCAAAAGTAAATAGACTACTATTTTAGTTTTAAACTACCTAACTTTCCTGAGACTAGTTTAGTTAACAAACCACGCATACCAAACTTAACAACGTACACACCAATGACTAAGTACTGATACCACTCTGGCATTACTGCAAATGATTCAAAGGCTGCTGTTACTTCTTCTTGATAACCAAGGAAAGAAGCTGCAATAGGAACTAGCAGAAGGGCAATCATTACCTCATCGAGCAGGGACTTATCCATCTGATTCATTGCTACTAGATCTAAGTTAAAGTCTTGTGTCTGACCATCATCAGCTAGTTTGTTTGCTGCCCTAGCTCCTGCTGTCTTAACATCTGCGTCTGCTTGTATGCCTACAATAGCTGCTGCTGACTTAGCCTTGGCTACTTGGTTCTTACCTTCTAAGTAAGTGTTTCCTAGACTTGCTATAGGGCTGAGTAATCCTGAGAGCCATCCCATGTTAATCCCTCAACTCAAAGTGAGGCATGTCCTGCCAACTCTTCCACAGCCCACCCCATTTCAATTCATACCCTAGTTGTGCAGATGCTTGCAGCATAGCAGTGGCGATTGTGGTAAGGTGAAGCTTGTCCCAACTTGCCTTTCCGTCAACATAACCATACACATCAATGGCTTTCCCTGTTTGGTGATATGATTTGTTAGTTCGTCCATCACACTTAGATTTGCCAGAGGTATACAATGCAGCTTGGTCTTCAATGCTGCGAAGCCCACCAGAAGAGGGAATGCCAAAGTCAATAGGACTAAGCGTGATAGCGAGTTCTGCAATATCAATGAGTCGATCATCTATTCCTGCCATGTTGTTGATACTATTCTTTCCTAACTCAAAGCCCATCATATATCCCCATTAAAATATAACCAACAAGCTACAGCAGTAGCACCAATGATCCACATTATCTTCTTGATAACTGACTTACCTACAGCAAGGTAGAACCTTTCATAAGCTTTGTCTGCTGCTAACTCAGCTATCTCATTCTTCTCTGCTTGTGTTAACTCTCGATCATTCATTTACAAATTCCCTTTTATATAAATTAACATACCAACGAATGCTGCTAGGAAAAGAACAGTTAATAGTGTTACTAAAAAACCTGTCTCTACATTACTCTTTATCTTCTTAGCTCTTACTCTCTGCTTCTTAGCAGCTACTTGCTGCTGCTTAAAGAACTCATCTCTGAATTGCTGATACTTGTAGTAGCCTAGAAGTCCTTGCTTGTTAAGCATAAACTCCAATTCTTTCTCTTGCTTCTCTATAGCTTGTTTAGCTTGATAAGCAGCTAGTACATCCCCAGTACCCATCTTAGCTTTCTGCTGTATAGACTGACTAGCACCAAAGTATTTAGTTAATGCAGATCCAGCATCAGCAATCTCTTTACCATTAGCAAGAGTAGTTTTAATAACTGCAAAGGCAGCATTGGCAATGGCTAACTCAGCTAACATACCCATAACCTCTTTGAGTAGTAATCCTCTGTAAGCTCGTATGGTGGCTTCTGAGGCTGTATTGGTCTATAGTCATAGCTACGTATTACTTGTGGTTCAGCGACCAGCACAGAGCCTTGTGGAGCCTGTGAGGGACTGAAGTAGGTGGGATAGACTTCCGATATAGTTGACCACATTATATACTCTGCATATTCTTTACACAGAATGCTGTGCTAGTTTTATCATCTTCCACTTTAACCACTGCATACCCTACCATTGGACTAAGCACAGGTTCATATCCTCCTATCTTAGCTACACGTAATAACTCTTTTCTACAATTATTAAACGTACTGTAACTAGACATGATCAATGGAACTTGAGGCTCACCATTGGCTAACATTGTTGCAAGGATTATTGACCACATTACTTCTTAGCTTTCTTATGGGTTAGAGGTTTACTAGAAGGAGTATGCTTTGCACCTGTCATAACTCTACCTGACGTATGCTTGTGCGTCTTACCTTTGTACTCTGTACCATTCTTTAAGTAGTGCTTAACACCTTTCACTTCTTAAATCCTTTCTTCATATTCTTGTAAGCCTTTGGAGATACAGTGGACTTTGCTTTAGTTCTACTAGTCCCAGCTTTCTTTCTTTTGTTTATGTTTCCATATAATGACATTACTTACTCCTCACCATTTTGATTTATTTGCCCAGAATGCTGCTGACATTTTACCCTTAGCAATGTTCTTACCATGCCTAGCTTTGAATGACTTACGCTTGGCTTTCATCTTATCACTCTCACCAGCCTTTGGCTTACCTGCTGTACTTGCACCTTGCTCACCATAACGAATCATCTTAATGGTAGATCCTTCTTTGGCGAGTACTACGTGTGACTTTGTAGCGTGTTTAGGTGTACGCTTAGGGCTGTTGTAACCAGAGAAGGTTTCACCCCTGTACTCTATGCTCATACAATCGCTGCCCTAGCTGCTGCTCTGGCTGTAGTCACATCGGCTGGCACTGCTAAACCTGTCTCTGCGTGGCGTGTGATGTACCAATCGGTTGATGCAAGATAGGCTTGGTTAGTTGCGTTAGTCTCTGCTTGAGCATTAGCTGAAATCTCTGCATCAGTGAATGGAACTGCTTCTTTGGTTATGCCTGTAGGCAAAGCACCTAAAACCTCTATAGTTACTTCTTCTCGCACATCGTAAGCACTTCCACGATTGTCTTCAACGTAGGCCCACTCTGAACCTGTTAGAACTACAGCGTAACCTTCTCTTGCACTCAGTGGTTCAGTAGTTGTAGCGTTAGCTGGTATTAAGAATTGACCAACATCTAAAGGGTCTGGTGAGGCTGTAGAAGTCCCAACGTATTCACCTGTTCCCCCTACATAGTTATAAATTTCCATGCTCACCTCTTAGTATTTGATGATTATCATTCGGTTAGTATTACGAGGACGAGACTCGTTTCCACCTGTACTGTTTGTTGTCTTAGTTTGACCAGCGTCATGGTGTCTATAAGTTTGGCTACTCGTTGCCGAATTAGCATAATTATTAAAATCTGCATAGGTGTGAGTGTGTGCTTTGTTTTCACTTAGCTGTTTAGAACCTACAACGTCACCCGTAGTGCCATCACCTCTGTTTGTACGAGCAGCCCTGTCAGGGTCATTGGCTGAACCATGCGCCCAACCACGAATAAACTCACCTCTGGCATCAGGTAAGTTAAAGGTTGATGAACCATCACCTACACCAAAAGTAGTGCCAAGCACAGCGAATAGTGCTGAGTAGGTAGACCTTGATATAGCTGCTCCATTCTCTTCAAGCCAGCCTGTGGGAACTGTAGCTGTCGCCCAAGTCATCTCAGAGCCAGCTACTGTAGAAGGTAATCCTGCTGCTGTTATTTCTGCTGCCAGCCCTGTGTAGTCTGATAACTCTCTTGCCTTGGTCATACGTCATTCTCCACCCAAGTTGTTGTATCTTCATTCCACTTGTATGCTTTGCCGTCAGTTGGATAAGACACTGGAGCCTCCCATTGGCAAGTATCTTCTACTAATACCCAAGATGGGTAGGGCTTTGGTGCAATGAAAGCATCACGAACTTTGTCGTATGTATGTCCTACTCCAGCATAGTTCTTTCTAAATGAACCACTGTAAGAAGTCTGTACCCATAAAAATGAATCACCCACTGCGCCTGAGTTAATAAAGTCTTGTTCAGCTACTATTACTTCTGTAACTACATTGTTATTTAATTTAGCGAAATGGCTCATGTTAAGTACCTCACGATTACGATTCCAGAACCACCAGCACCACTACTAACATTTGTAGATGCACCGCCACCACCAATAGTTACTGTATTAGCACCTTGCAGGACTAATAGTCCTGTCCCAGTAAGCATACCTCCAGCACCACCGCCTCCATGACCAGCACCAGACCCATCATCACCAGCACCACCGCCACCGCCAGTATTAGCTGTTCCTGCTGTACCTGCTGCATTTACTCCACCAGCACCACCACCTCCAGAACCACCAGCACCTGCTGCACCACTATACTGCCAACTACCACCACCGCCACCGCCAGCGTACATGACTGATGAACCAGAGTAAGAATTAGCTAAACCAGCACCGCCAGCACCATTTTGATTTGAGGAAGCATTACCACCTACAGCGCCAGCGCCACCACCGCCGCCACCTCTTAGATTTTGACCACCAAAATTACCACCAGTACCACCAGCGTTACCTTGTCCAGAAGTACCAGCACCTCCAACTCTATCATCATTATTATTACCAGCAGCGGCACCGCCTCCAGAACCACCAGCACTTCCTGCTCCAGAATCCCAAGCAGCACCAGCACCACCACCAATAGCTGTTATTGAGGTAAATACAGAGTTACTTCCGTTTGAACCTCTTGCGTATGCACCTGAGCCTCTACCAGCACCTGAGCCACCTCCAGCAACTACTAAGTAATCAACACTACCAGTAGCACTTGGGGTAAACGTACCAGATGATGTAAAGGTGTGTATCGTATATGCACCAGAAGTAGTAATCGTTCCACCTGTAGCACTGAATGGTGGATCACTCATAAATTTCCAAGCATTGCCATTATAAACTTTCATAGCATTTACAGTAGAAGTAGTGTCAAACCATTGATCTCCAACAGCAGGACTTGAAGGTGCTGTTGTAGATTTAGTTAATTTTGCCTTAGCAGCCAACAGCGTATCAGCATCAGACTTAGTGTAATGATCTGCCACAGTAAACG